TGATGGTACAACTATCGATGTTAGACCGCTAAAGATTTCTTTGCTTAAGCCTTTTATGAAGAGATTCCAAGAACTTTCAGACGTATCAGACAATAACGATGAGTCGATGAATGTTCTTCTAGACTGTGTAGAAATTGCATTTAAACAATATGTAAAGGAAGAAGTTACTCGTGAGGCACTAGAAGATAATATCGACTTGCCAACAGTATACGCAGTAATCGATGCAGCATCTGGTATTCAACTTACAGATCCTACAGCATTGCTTGCATCAAAATAATAAAAAATGAATAGGGGTGTCATGAATAGTGTCTGATGTAAATGCTAATATTGGTATACATTTTGACACTAGTGATGCTCTCGCTCAACTAAGAAGGCTTCAGGCTGGACTTAGTAGATTCAACCAAGCCTTAACAGAAGGCAATGTCGCTGCTGCAAACGCACAAAAGGGTTTAAATTCACAACTCATGCAGTCGATCAATGCTACTGGAAAGTTTGTAGCATCACAGAAAACCATTGCCTCAAGCACCACAGCGTTCACTGATTCCCTAGAAAAGAATAAGTTGAGCATGGGTCAGTACTTTAGGTACACGGCTGCTGCAGCAACAATGAACAGCAAAACCTTAAAAAATGTTTTTGCACAAGAAAAAGATGTCCTAAAGAGGGCAATGAAAGATAGAGTTAAAACTCTACAAACACAATATGTTCAACTAACAAATGCCAACGGAGAGTTTGTAAAAGTTCTTCAGGTTGTTCCAAAGCATCTTAAAATGGTCAATGGTCAGTATGCTGACTATGCCACAAGAACTCAGATGGCTGCTCAAAGACAGCAATTCTTAAATCAACTATTAAAGCAAGGATCAACTCAACTCCTAAACTTTGGTAAGAATACTCAGTGGGCTGGTCGCCAGTTGATGGTTGGTTTGACTATTCCTCTTACAATTCTTGGTTCTACAGCAGCCAAGGTGTTTCGAGAAATGGAAATGGCAACTGTAAAATTTACAAGAGTTTATGGAGACATGACCACAGGTATTGGTGATACCGATAAAGCAGTAGCAGAAATTCAGTTACTTGCAAAAGAATTTACAAAGTTTGGAATTGCTGCAAAAGATACAATGGAAATGGCAGCATCTGCTGCTGCAATGGGTCTTCAGGGTGCAGAACTACAGGCACAAGTTACGCAAGCAACAAGACTTGCTGTCCTTGGTCAAGTAGAACAAGCCCAGGCACTAGAAACAACTATATCCCTTCAGAATGCTTTTGGTGTTTCTGCAGACCAACTTGCAAGTAAAATTAACTACCTTAACGCAGTTGAAAACCAAACAGTTCTATCTATTGAAGATTTAACAATTGCAATTCCAAAGGCTGGTCCAGTTGTAAAGCAACTTGGAGGATCTGTAGAAGATCTTGCATTCTTTATGACTGCAATGAAGGAAGGTGGAATCAACGCATCAGAAGGCGCTAACGCACTCAAGTCTGGTCTTGCATCCATGATTAATCCATCCAAGAAAGCAAGTGAATTTTTAGCGGGACTTGGAATTAATATTAAGGGTCTTGTTGATGCCAATGCTGGAGATCTAAAAGCAACCGTAGTGGGATTTGCAAGAGCACTTGACACACTAGATCCGCTTAACCGTGCAAGAGCAATTGAGCAGATGTTTGGTAAGTTCCAGTTTGCTCGTTTATCAGCATTATTCCAAAACATAACAAAAGATTCTTCACAGGCAGCAAGAGCACTTGGACTTGCAGGAGCATCAGTTGAAGAACTTGCGATCTTATCTGAACGAGAATTAGGCAAGGTAGAAAATGCTGTTGGAGTAAAGTTCCAAAAGCAACTTGAAAATGTTAAACTACAACTTATCCCTATTGGAAAAGCATTCCTAGAAGCAGTAACACCAGTTGTTCAATTTGCCGCAAAAATGCTAGAAAAGTTTAACAATCTTAGCGATGGAACAAAAAAGTTTGTAGTTGGATTTGTTGGAGTAATTGGAGGAATTGCTCCAGTTGTATTGATGACAGTTGGTCTTGTTGCTAACGGTGTTGCAAACCTTATCAAGTTCTTTGCAATGCTTCGTAGTGGAGTTGCAAAACTTAATGGACAAAATAATGTTCTCGGTGGCGGTTTTGATTATCTAACTCAAGCAGAAACAGAAAACCTTGCACAAACTCATGCACTTCATTTATCTCATAAAGACTTAATTTCAACATTCAATGTAGAAAAGACATCGGTAGATGCACTCGCTGCAGCATATCTAAATGCAGCATCACAGGCTAGAGCGCTTGCTTCTGGTTCTCCAGCATTATTTAACACTGTTCCTGGACCAAAGGGTGCAGTATCTGGCTTACCAAAGTTTGCAGATGGAAAAGTTCCAGGCAATGAGTCTGCAGGAGACAGCATACTTGCACTAGTTGCACCAGGAGAAACAATTGTTCCAACTGCACAGTCAAAGAAATATGGGCCACTACTAAAGGCTATAATGGGAGATGATCTTCCAGGTTTTATAAAAGGTAGAAGATCTCTCACTGCTGACCAAGACTCCTTTGTTCAACAAACATCAAGAATTACTCCATCGCAACCAGGAGTTGCTGATGAAATGGCAAAACAATTAGAATTTATTAACAAGGCCTCTGCAGAAAATTTGCTTGCATATGCAAAAGCAACTGGAAGAACAGTAACAGATGCTAGTTCAGCATCTCTTGAGGAAATAAGAAGATCTCTTGTAGCAAGCGTAAAGGATATATTTACTACTGTTGCTACCGCAGCAAGAGAAAAGGGAAAGACATTAACTGTTGCTGCTGTTAAGGCTGCAACTAAAAAAGAAGGAACTGCAGGACCAGATGCAAGCGTCCACCAGTTTTACAATCCAAGAGCAAAGCAGCAACTAGGAAGACAGTTTTCACATGGTGAAACATCTGACTCTGTACCAATTGATCAATTGTCTAAAACAGTAACTATCACACATGAAAAAACACAATCAGACCTTTTAAATATTCAAAGAGCAATTGATGCAAGTAATGCAAAAAATGGAACGAATGTTCCAATGCCTACAGCATCTCCAGTTAGTGGTTTTGGGTATGCTCTTCAAGGCCAAGTAAACAAAGCCATGGCCGATGGTGCTCCAGAGATACAAAATTTCAAAGGTGTTAAAGGTAACACGGTTGCAACAGTTGATGCTTTCCTTGAAGATTTTCAAGACTCTGGTGTTACTAAGTGGGCAGACACAGTTAGAATTGGTGGAGGAAACTTTGAAAGATTATCTGGAGCAATTCAAGAGTATGATAGTCGACTACTATCAGCAGTTCAGCAATGGAAGCAGAACAACCCAGGTAAAACATTTACAGATGCAGATTTCCAATCTATTGAACAGACTGTGCGTACTCAAGTTGCTGGTATAGATACTGAACTTGGTCAAGTTCTTGCAAAGGCAAGAGAGGTTGTTACAGGAATAAGACTCCACATGACTAAAGAACAAAGAGATATTGCTAATGCAGACGCTGTATCAAGAGGAGAAAAAAACTCTGATGGTGTAGCGTATAGTGCTAAAAATCCAAAATATGATGAAGGAAGATCAACATTCCAAGCAGGTGGCACAGAAAGAAGAAACCAAGAAGGAGTTGGAAGATTCTCTAAAACAGTATCTGATGATTTAACAGAAGCAGAAAGAATTTCAGAAACACAGTCACCATCAAAGAGAACTGAAAGACTTGGAGTTAACATTGGAGAAGGACTAAGAATTGGTCTTGAAAGAAAAACAAAAGAGGTAAAGTCTCAAGCAGATCAACTTGCAGAAGCAGCAATTCCAAAGGTAGATACTGCAAATCAAGCAAAGTATGATGCTATGAAAAATGATCCAGAGCAAAGACAAATTCAGAAGTCTATCGATAGACATTACAGGGATAAGTTTGGATCTAAAAAGGTACCAGTTCCAACATCAAGCGAATCAACCGATACATCAGTAACAGTAGATATTGATCCTAAAGCATTAATGTCTGATATGTCTGCAATAAAGGCTGCTAGACAAAAAGCAAAACAATTAGAAAAAGAAGCATCTGATGCAGAAGCAGCAGCAGCAAAAGTTAGAACCGAAGCAGCAAAATGGGAAGAGGTTGCAGCCCGTGAAGGTGGCAAGAACATGCACACTGCTGAGAATGCTAGAGACCTTAAGAAACTGGCAGATGAAGCAGAAATTAGAGCAGCACAAGCCAGAATAAAAGCAGCCGAAGCAGCACAAGCAGCAGCCGAATTAGAAGGTGGTAATGGTAGTGCAGAACAAATAATTCAAGATCCAGCAAAAACTCCAGCAAAGGTTAAGAAAGCACGGAAAGTAATTGCTCAAGGAACACAAGAGCAAGGCGATGGACTAAAACGAATTGTTGAGGGTACAGAAGATACAGCAGACTCAACAGTACTAGTTGCAGACCAAACAGATGAGATTGCAACAGTGACTGGAGATATTATTCCAGCACAAACAGAAAATCTAGACAGTGTAATAACAACAGCATCATTAAACGATGCAATCGTAGGAACTACTGGAGACCTTCATGGCTCTACAATAGACACAGCAATGTCTCAAGAAGAAATAGTTGCACAGCAAGAACGAGAAAAGTTTTTAAGAGAGCAAATGAATGGAGAACTTGCAAAGCAAAATGCTGCTCTTGCAGCAGGCAGCGACCTTAGCCAAACAGGTAAAAAGAGATACACTGAACAACAAGCACTAGCCGAAGCATACGGTGACGGTACTGCAGAAAACCCAGGGTACACCATGGACAAGAAGGGACACTTACTATTTGATCCAGAATTAGATGAAAATGGCAAGAAGCAACCAACAACCATGACTGAAAAGCAAATCAAAAAGAAGAAGCGTGGCATGCGTAGAGAAAAGGTTGGTAAGTATTCTGGTAAAGCCACTGGCGCACTAGGTATGGCAACGATGGCAGCAGGAGCCATGGGAGCGCCACCACAGGTAACTGCAGCACTTGGAACAGCAGCAACAGTTGCTCAGTTTGCACCTATGCTTGCAGGTATGGGTCCAGTAGGTTGGGCTGCAGCAGGAATTATGGCTGTAGGTGCAGGAGCATACATGCTAAATCAGCACTTTAATAAGATGGCTAAAGAAGCAGCAAAGTTTGCAATATCTACCTCAGCAACAAGAGAAGGCATGGTTAAGTTGGGCGAATTGACTGGCAAAGTCGGAGCGTCTCAAATAATGGATCGTCGTAGAAGAACAACTCAATATAACAAGTACAGTGACTCTATTAAGATGGACACTACATTTGGAAACAAGTATATGAAAGACCAACAAGGAAAAGATACAAAAAAGGTATTCAAAGAAACTGTTAAGAAAATGGGAATTGAGCAAGCAACTAGTGACCTATCACTTAAACTGGCTGCTCAAATTGCTGACGGGGTAATTGATAAAGACGAGGCAGAATCAATTGCAGCATCACTTGCACTTTCATTAAAAGATCAAAGCATTGAAATGCAGGTCACTGGAAAACTAAGAACTCTTATTGGTCCAGACGGTGAAGACCTAAAAGATAAACCACTAAAGACAAGACTGCTTCTTGTTGCTACAGCAAGACAACGAAGTGAAAAACAACTTAAGACTATAGACGCCAAAAAAGCAAAGGGTGAATCTTTAAGAAAAGACATTGCAATGCTTGCTGCATATAATGTAAACAACCTAGAACTTGCCACAATGATTGCTGATCAAGTTGAAAATGAATTTGAAGTTCAAAAGAAAAAACTTGAAATTGAAATTGCTTCAACAACAAACTTACAGAAAAAACTAGAGTTAGAAGGAAAACTTACTAAACTCAATGAAGATAATGCTGCTAACCAAGAAAAAACTAGCCAAGCAATTTTAATGAATATTGCTCAAACAGAAATTGACTTTCAAAAGTTCTTTAGTGATACTGGTTTTGGGCCACAATCAACTCGTGAGGATGCATATTTTGATGCATCTAGAGGAACCGTAACTGAAGCATATAAGGGTACAGCACAAGAAAAAGAAGCAGAAAAATTCTTGAAAAATACAGCGCTATTGCAATCTGGCGCTGAAAGAGGTATTTACAATGAAAAGTCAATGACCTATAAAAAGAATGGTCTAGGTACAGAAAGAGCAGCCCAAACCTTCCAAGCAAAAATGGAAATGCTAGTAGGAAGTAAAGCAATTGGTCCAGACGAAGCAAACGCATGGATGAAACTCTTTAGTGGAAAACTAAATGAACTAGATTTAGCAATTAATACAAGCATTAAACAAAATGGTCTAGGAAAGACTAAAGAATTATTTGCGATGTTTGAAGGCTTTACAAATAAAAAAGCAGCAACACAGATGATTCAAGAGATCTTATTAACTAAAAAAGATCCAACGCAGTTTGATGCAATTATGGAAACTCTTGCTAACCTTAAATCTTTAGATGGAACTGCAATTGATATGCAAGTTCTTGTTAGTGCGATTGGCTTACCAGGTGTTGAAAAATTACAGGAAGAAATGGCAGCCATTGAAACAAGAAAAGACGAACTAAAGAAAAAGGGCAAAAAGTTTGATCTAAAAGAAGAAGTAAAAGTTGCTGGAACTTCTAAGGCAGCAATCGAAGAACTGATGAATAACGAAGAACAAAAAGCAAAATTTGATAAGTTAGATGTAGAGCAGCAAGCAGATTATTTAACAAAGTTAGCAGGAGCCTATGCATCTCAAACACAAATGAAACCTGAAATCCTAAAACTTGAAGCAGAAAATCAAGCAAAAACTCTTTTATGGCTGGAGGGAGCAAAAGAGACAGATGCAGATTATCAAGAAAAACTAGCAACATATATTACCAAGTACTTGTCCAAAGCCGCTCCAGAACGAACAGTAGATTCTTTAGCATATCTTTTAGATCCAACCATTCCAGTAAAAGGTGCAACAAGTACAACTACAACGACTACAACAGAAAGAGACACAACTTACGATGAATTAAATAAGCGTCTTAGAAATGTTCGTAACTCTGCTATCGATGCAGCAGGTGGATTTAAAGAACTTCAAAGAGCAATTGCAGCAACTGGAAGTAAGGCTATTGGAAACAAGTTTAAGGGTCTTGAACAACAGTTAATTCAAATGGGCCAGACTAGCCAGTTTACAGACTACCTTGCTGGCCTTGACACAAAAGACTTAAAGAAGTTTGCTTATACAGCAACTGCTGCAGATGTAAAAAAGAAAAAAGGTAAGCAAAAGTATACTCAGGTAGATCCTGAAACTGGCAAGATGGTTACAAAGTATCAAAAGTTTAAGGCAGGAGATACTGTTCTCACCCAAAAGGGTAGAGATATGGAGCAGGGATATAAGAAGGCTATTATTGGAGATTACAATAAGGCACAACTTCAATCTGTAACTCTGGCAAAGCAGGAAATTGCAGCAAGAGGAAAACTGCTTGCTCTTGGTTTTGATGAACTAGATATTCAGACAATGCTTGCAGATGAAAACTATAAGACTCTTATTGCTACAGGTAAGGTAACAAAAGCAGAACTAGAAACAAATGCTGCTCTAACTAAGCAGGCAAGAATTAGAAACCAGATCAACGGAGCAGTTGCTGGACAAAAGGATTTGCAGAAGACTGCAGATAATCAAAAGAGAATTCCAGAAGTTGTAAAGATGATGCAGGATGGTGGAATGAGCGCAGAAGCAATACGTGCAGCCATCACCGACCCAGCAATGCTAGATACTCTGATTAACGGAATGGATAACTTTGGTACTCTTGCAAAAGATGCTCAGGATGAGTTTAATCATTTGCTTTCACAGATAGAAGATATACCAGAAAGAAAAATTATTGAAATTGTGTTTACTCAAACAAGAGAAGAAAAGATAATTAATGCTGCAAATGCAGCAGCAGAAATGTTTGATGCTTACAAAATGATTGATGAAAACACGCTAACAAATGCTGAAGGAAACACTTTTGCTGGTCTTCAAGTTAAGATAGAAGATCTAAACAATCAGTCTAAGATTGCACAAAATGCTATTAACCTAACTCAGTCTAAGATTGATGACATGCAAAAGGAAGTTGAGGCAGATCAACGAAAGATTGAAGAAGACTTTACCAGACCAATTGAAAAGAAACAAAGAGAGATCGATAAGTTAACAAGAAGTGCTGAACTTAACTTTACTAGACCAATCCAGGCTTTACAAGAAAGATCTGCAGTACTATCTCATGACTTAGATGTCATGAACAAGGCTGCAGAAGCAATTAATGAAAAATATGATAAACAACAAGAAGCCCTCACAAAAGTTGCAGAAATTAATCAACAAATTATTAGTCAGCAGCAACAACAACTTGGTTTGGCAGATGCTCTTTCTCAAGGAGATATTTCAGCAGCAGCAAAAGCAGTACAAGAAATGCGATCATCTAATGCAGCAAACTATGCAACTAATGCACAAGATGCTTTGCAAAAGGCAAGAGAAAACGAAGTGGGAGGTCTTCGTGGTGGCGTCAGCGGAAAGTCTCAGAAAGAAATTGAGGCAGAGCAGTGGGACATTAGCCAAAAGACTTACGACCTAGAACTCAAAAAGGCTGCTGTAGATAAACAAATTCTTGAAATCCAAGACTCTATATATGCGCTAGAGCAATCTAGACAGATAGCACTTGATGCGATCCAAGTTAAGACAGATGCTATTGCTAAGATTACATTTGGAACATTACTAGATCAACAAAACAAACTTAAGGCAATTAATGACCAGATGCTTCCTCTTCAAATGCAAAGTGATTTACTTGCAAACTCTATACGTGATAACGACAGAAATAGAATTATTCAGGGTCAAACAAGAGAGCAGTGGGACCTAACACTAAAGGCTGCACAGGCTGCAGAAAAACTTGCAAAGGGAGATCTTGCAACAGCACTTGCTGGAGTTAACTCGGTTTCTGGAACAATAAAGGGAGCCTGGGATTCTATTAAGTCATCCTATGATGATATTAAAGATAAGTCTATAACTATAACACAGCACATAGTTACTACCTATGGTCCAGCACTTGGTTTGCCAGATCCAAATGCAGGTAAGCCAGATCCAAATGCAGGTAAGCCAGATCCAACTAAGGCACCAGGAGCAGCATGGGTTTCTGACGGTAGGGGTGGATGGAAGAAGCCATATAAGCCTACTGGAGATTATGGTTGGGATGATAATAAAGGTTGGGTTAAGGGATATTATGGCTCTACCGTTCCAGTTACAAAAACTGGAGGGACAAATGATTCTGCTTCAGAAGTAAACCTTAGAGCAGCAGCACTTCTACAAACAAAAGCAGAAACAGAAAGATTAGCAAAAGAAGAAGAAGCAAGATTAGCAGCACTTGAAAAACAAAGATTACAAAATGCTGCAAAAGCAGAGGGTCTAGCAAAAAGATATGGTGGATTCGTTGGTATGTCTTCTGGTGGTTTAGTTCCTAAATATTTTGCAGAAGGTGGATTTGCAAGAGGAACTGACACAGTTCCAGCAATGTTAACTCCAGGGGAATTTGTAATGAGTAAGTACGCTGTTAATTCTTATGGGGTTGAAAAAATGAAAGCAATTAATTCAGGCACAAGCGTAGGAGATTCAGTGTATAATTATAACCTAAGTGTTAATGTCAAGTCTGATGCAAACCCAGATCAAATTGCTAGAACTGTCATTGCACAAATTAAGCAGATAGACTCACAAAAAATAAGGGGGACTAGAATCTAATGGCTACTTCAGCATATATGAATGGTAGAAGAAAGTATGGTCGTCCACAGGCTGTTTTGTTTTCTAACAATCCTGGCACTCTTGTAAATGGTCTCTATGTTCCAAATGGTCTTGAAATCGGACAAGACCCAGGTTCTGTTGTTGACCCATCTGTAATAGATGAATTTTTAATTCTTTCAGACCACAACAGATCTGAGATCAAGGTTACTCCAAACCGAATAGAAAAAAGAGAAAGAATGATTAATGGCCATATGCGTTCATACCATATTGCTGATAAGATGAACTTTGATTTTTCATGGGATGAACTGCCTTCAAGGGCTTTTGGACTAAGGCCAGACTTTAACACCACAACAGGTAAAAGTACGCTTATAGGGGCTTCAGGGACCCCTGCAGCACCACCTCAGCAGTACACTGTAGATGGTGGAGCAGGCGGAGGAGAACTGCTTGACTGGTATGAAAATCATACTGGATCTTTCTGGATGTTCTTGGCCTACGATAAGTACAATAATTTTGGCAATGATAATGCAGCCTATGGACACCTAAATCAATATAATGAAATTGTAGAGGTTTATATTTCTAAGTTTGATTATACAATTTCAAAAAGAGGTCAGGCATTTGTTTCAGGGTATGAAACACTTCCTGGCGGAGACATAGACCACAGTAAGCCAATACGTTCAGGTGGGCACGATCTCTGGAATGTTTCTCTTTCTTTGGAAGAAGTATAATGTTTAAAAATGAAGAACTTCAGAAACACCTAGAAGAGTCTCAAACAATCAGAAGCCGTTCTGCAGTTATTGCTGAATGGAATATGAACATCCCGTCCAACATAGAAAAAATTGGAAACTACAGATACAGACCAACTCAGCCAGAATCAAAGTTTTTCTTATTGCCAAACACTTTTGATATGAATGATGATGGAGGATATTACACAGACGCAACAGATTCTGATGTAAAAATTGATGGTGGTTTAGATGAAGAAAATGAAAATATTCCAACAACTATATTAACAAAAAAAGAAAAGTTTAAAACAATATATTCTTTAGAGGATTGCTTTAAGCAGTTTAGACCAAGATCTGGAATCAACAAAGCAAGGTTTAGTGCTAAATCATATATTCACCACTCAAATGTTAGCATGGCGAATAGACCAAGATACTACATGGCAGATAGACAAGATCCATTTAAGTATTGGACATCCTATAGAAAAGAAGATAGCGTAGAGTATGGTGTTGCAAATAACCTAGTCAACGGACAAAACTCTATAGAAGACACAGTTCCTTTTGTAGTTTATAAGAAGGATATTCCAACTAACAGAATTGTTGTAAAGATGCAGACCCACATAGGAGATATAAATCTTGGCTCTTTTAGTTGGGATGGCAAAACATTTCTAGATCCATTCTACGGTGATTCGAATAAAGCAACACCAAAAAAGTGGAAGATCCAAACATTAAAGAATAATAATTGGGTAGACACGATATCCTTTAATCCAAGTACAACAAGACCAGATGGATCGCCTATCATTGGTCCCGACGGATATGTAGAATTAATGTATGGCCTAAAGGTTCCAGATAAATATAAAAAAATATTTGCATTTGCCGAAACAATATCTTCAACCAATGTTCTTCCCGATAAAAATATTGACGGGTATGCTTACTTGCTTATTGAAAACCCTGGTGAAATTGGAAGATTTTATATTTGGAATGATGGAATTTATGAGACATTCGTTCCCTCATACGGGTGGCAACTTGCAGAAGATGAAACTTCAAGACTAACAAATTTTGTTACAGACTTTACAAACCCAAGTTATTATACCTCCACTTCTGAGAGTTCAAAGAAGTATCGTGAATTTGAAAATATTCGGGGTATCAGAATAGTTGTAGACACAATGACAAAGGTAGATACAACATTCGACCTTATTGAAATATCTCCAAGACTTGCTTCTAATATTACTGACAGGGTTACTGACTTCTCTGTAACAAAGAGCGCTTCAGACTTAGGAATCAGTGGGCTACCAGTAGGACAACTTTTAGCCTCTACAGGTAAATTAAAGATTTTTGATTTTGATGATTCTTTTTCTGAGATAAATCCAAACAGCATTATCAGAAATTATCTTTCTAGAAATATACAGTTTAAGTTTTATGATATAGTAGTTGATCTTGGAGGATACGATTACTACATTCCAATAAAGACAATGTACTCTGATTCATTCCCAGAAGTTTCAAACTCAGATAAAACTGCAGATATTACTTTAAGAGATATGTTCTTTCATTTAGAGTCTTCTATTGCTCCACAAATGCTACTGACTAATGTCTCTACTAGTTCTGCAATATCTCTCTTACTTGATTCTACTGGTTTTTCAAACTATACATTCCGCAGAGTTGCGGGAGAAAAAGAAATGACTATACCATATTTCTTCATACCACCAGATACAAGCGTTGCACAGGTTCTAGAGGATATAGCAATATCTACACAAACTGCAATGTTCTTTGATGAATACAATAACTTTATCACAATGAGCAAAAATTATATTATGCCATCTTTAACTGAAAGAGAAACCGATATCACCTTATACGGAACAAAGGATCAGGCAAAAAGCGGAATCATAAATAATTTTCATACCAATAACAAACTTGCTAATATTATTGAGTTTACAACACAAGACACGCAACCATATAATGATGGATCAATTACGTACACATCTAGGTCTATTCAAAGATCTATCCCTTCTGTAAATCAGTCAATGCTTATTGACTATGACAGAACATATATATACAAACCAGTTTTATTATGGGAAGTAACGGGGGAAGAAAATCTAAAGTCTTCAAACGGTCAAGTAGGAAGTCAGTCATCGTACTTGTTAGCAGCCATACCGTTAAACTCAAATCTTTCAGATCAAAAGCCAGTTGTTGTAAATCGTGCATTACAAAACAACACAATGAATTTTGGAGAAGCCGTATACTGGATAACAAGATATAACGGATACTTTTATGCAAATGGAGAAATTATCAGGTATGATGCAGTAGAATACAATGTTGCAGGAATTGGCAATGTTTGGATTACAGATGTTCAAGAATATTCTTCTTACCTATCAAAAGTTCCTTTTAACGGAAAGATGTACCCAACTGGATCTGTAAGAATCTATTCTGAGCCAAACTACGAAGAAGTCGGTGGAGTTTTAAGACTAAGAAATGGTGAAGTTGCTAAGCATGGTAGAGGTCAATTTGGAACACCAATTGTTTCTCATAGTGCTGGACTAAACCCTTATTGGTATGACAACGCAAATCTTCGTGGAGTCACAATGAAATCTGACATTCTTTTTAATTCATCTGCTTCAGAACTTCCAACAAGCGCAGAAGGATTATCGCAAGGCGCAGCAGGGCTAACAGCATTCGTTGATCTTGGAACACCTGCTGTTGGAACTCCATCAACAAGTAATGAACTTGCTAAAAAAACAACAAGGAATGGAGTTATTAAAAATTTCTTATCCTCTACATACATAGATCAGTCAGTTGCAAATACACTACAAAGCACACAGAGTGGATCAGTTCAGTCTTCTGCACTAGTAGTTAGTGGTCCTTCCCTGACGACATACCCAACTCCAAACCAATTTGTTTCATATGTTTACAAAAAACTTTCAAACAAGTTTACACATTTTGGAACAAGAGTAAGAATTGTTGGAAAAATAGAAAACAGCACTGACTCCAGTCAAAGTGCTACGGGAAATTCAACATACTACGTAATACCAGGAGATGACCCTTCAAAGAGTATTAGTATATCTGGCGGTGGTGGTGGTATAGCAGTACTAATAGACCCAACAACAAACAATGGTTATTATTTTGAGATTGCAGCACTTGGATCATCTGGCTTAACAAATAAAGAAAATTCAAATGTAAACAATGTTTTCTTTTATAAAATATTAAAAGATGCTAGAAGCAATGCCGTACCAGTAAAACTTTGGGAAGGATTAACAAACATAACCGTTGATGATGGCAACTTTGTTGGTCAGTACAGAGTAGCAGCAGAAGAGAATCCAACCGTCTATGACTTATCTGTAGAGTATCAGGATATTGGATCTATTAGAAGATTTTTCCTTTACATAAATAACACACTGATAAAAACTGTGGATGATATTTCTCCTCTTCCGATACATAACAATATGGCTCTTTTTGTAAGAGGCGGATCTAGGCTCATGTTTGAAAATGTCTTTGCTATTTCCAACAACTATTCAAAGAATACTGCCTATGCGCTAAGCACACCAGTAAATTCAATATTTGATGACGGACAAGTAACAGTCAATGAATCTTTTAGAAAGTATTCAATGAGTGGTATTGTTCAATCAACATACCTGTCTGGCATAGAATCTTCAGACTCCCCATCACATAATATATATTTTGAGGAATTTGGAACAATCATGCGTGAAGCATCTTTATTTAATGTAAGATATGATAAGGCTTGGCCTGCACTTTATGCAAAAATGTCTCCAACATTTAATAGCCTGAAGGGTTATACCGTATCTGGATTTAGAGCGGGATCGTATGGAGCAGAGTTTATGGTATTCAACTCAACAGATACAGCCCTAAGTTTAGACTCAAGTTCTGGAAACTACTTAAGAATTCAGGGCGTAACATTTACTCAGCAGTCTCAAAACTCTCTTAAGGTAGATGAGTATTTTTCTAAACTTTCTAATTTAGCAGATCCAAATATTAGTAATGGTGTAGTGATAGAATCACCGCTCAAAGCAAAGAAAGACTATGAAGACATAAAAATTAGCAGGCTGACTTACGGCAAAAAAGATTTCAACTTAAATGTTCCATACGTTCAGACACAGGATGACGCAAATGATTTGATGAAGTGGACAATATCAAAAATAATGAAGCCAAGAAGAAGCATTGGTGTAAAAGTTTTTGCATTGCCAACAGTACAACTTGGAGATATCGTAAAGGTTGATTATTTTGAAAATGGAATCAATAAGGGTGGCAACGATAGATTTATTGTTTACAGTATTCAGTATTCAAAATCAGAAAAGGGCCCAGATATGACGCTATACTTGAGTGAGGTGGTCTAATGTCAACAGAAGCAACATCTCCACAACCTTCCAATAACAGCACATCTGCAGCATACCCAGCAGTTAAGGTCGCTACACCAGATCTATTTATTTTTAAAGACGAAGTAATCCCTGTTGAATTGATGACAGACTTAATCTTTGAAGATATTGGTGGACATGAACTTATCACTTTGTCCAGAAATGATTTAATATCTGGTCAAACAATTTCATACCAACCAATTAAAAACATAAGCAGTCTTTACTTGCAGTACAACCCACAAAATATTCTTAACCTGCAAGATACATCTGTTACTATATTTAAAAATTTCCCTATAAAGATTGAAAAGTCTTTGCCAGCAGTTGGGACTGGCCCAGGAGGTAAGACCGTATACCTTAATGCTAACGGAGATCTTGTTATCGAGGTCGTAAATCTTGAGCCAGATGAACAGATTGATATTCAAATTTTAATTTCTGGGGACAGACTTAGTGGTACAATATATGAGGGGACAATATAATGATTACAGAAAAAGGAAAGTCTATCATAGCCAAATATCTTATTGGCCAGGCTCCCGCATACGCTTCTTATATTGCAGTAGGCTGCGGAGCAAAGCCACTAGATACGGTAGATGACTTTGGAGACTATTCAGATAAGAAATCTTTAGACTTTGAGATGCTTAGAGTTCCTATTATTTCCAGGGGATTTGTAAATGAAGATGGAAATGACAAAATTGTATTAACAGCAGAACTGCCATCAGACGAAAGATATGAAATAACAGAGGTAGGAGTATACTCAGCAGGATCTAACTCTTCTGCAGGGTCTTTAGACAGTAGAGTGTTGTTTTCTTTTACTCAAAGCGAGAACTGGGAATACCACAAACAAACAGAGGCAACATCCATTAAGATTGTTTACGATCCACTAGATGGAACAGATGAGGATAATGCCATAAATGAAACAGAAAAGGTTTTTCAAACAAACGCAGATAACAGAATATTTACTGATGACACAAGACTTGACAGAAATGAAAGATGTAGATTTTTAAATAATATTATTCTTATGTCTGGTAATTCTTCAAAAATTCAGGCAAGCCAACTTGGAAAGTTATCTATTGTTCCGCAGTGGACTCTATCAGGCACAACATATAACTCTGAACACATACACTTAAATGGTGGAAGCATAGATCTAAATAAGCAGTCACCAACAGATGAACTAAGATTAGCATTTTCAGTAATAAACAAAGATGGAAATTCTACAGTAAATCCAAAAAGAGTTATGGTTCTTCTAGAGTTTGACTCTGAAGACGCTCACAATACTGGTCAGTATGCTAGGTTTGAAGTAGATATAACACATGCAGCAGGTCACGCATCTAATGACTTCACTACAAATAGATACTTTGTAATTAACAAGAAACTTGAAGAACTTACAAAGTCTGGGTCTTTCTCTTGGAGTGCGGTCAATACAGTAAAATTTAGCGTGTGTGTTCTTGATCAAAATGATAACCCATCATCTGATTTTTATGTAGCACTAGACGCTTTGAGAATTGAAAATACTGACTCACTAAATGTTCTTTATGGGCTAGTCGGATATTCTGTTATAAAGAATGTACAAGCAAGACCAATTATCAAATCTGCTAACAGCACAAACTTTGTTGAGTTTAGGTTTAATATTGGTGTTTTGTAATGGCAACAGAAAAAATAAAAAGAGTAATTGTCCCTAAGTCAAAACTTCCAGCATATAGCGGAGACACT